CGCAGGGATAGTCAGTTCATATTGCTCTAGTGCCGCAAAACGTGTAGCAAAAAGTTTAGTTTGAATACCATATCCGGTATTCGCCCAAGGCGCATTACTGTGCCATAAGATGTTTTTCTTTTCTTCCATAAACCTCCTTTCAAAAGGTTAGACGAAAGGGGGGCTTTTACACCCCCCAATTGGTCTAATTGGATTAAGCGTTAGTCTTAGCGCCCAAACCGTCAACGTACTCAATCATGACAGTGACTTGGCCGGGGGCAACAGACCCTGTTTCAGCATAGTTGAGAACAAGGTAATCGCCTGCATCCAGTCGTGCAGAACCTGCAATAGGTGCCGCTTGACTTGGTTGATTATCCGTCCAGCCTGCGGTTCCGCCTGCGGTTCCTGACAAAACGCCAGTTGCCGTTCCTGCGGTTCCACCGTCAATGAGGTTCATGCTAATATAGTTTGCTGTTGAAGCGGCGATTCCGCCCGCAATATCAATATAGCAATCCTCAATTGTGATTGGATGGTCAGCGGGAGCTTTCATGATGACGAGCTTTTCATCCGCTGTCGGGTCAGGGAACATAACACTAAAAACTTTCTTATGAGTAATCATTAGTTATCTCCCTTTTACGCCGGTGCCGTAGCATCGTGCGTGATGGATTGGCCGAAAGCATCCCGGCGTACACCGTGAGCGTAGCCTGCGCTCATATTGAGTTCCCATGCACGTAACGAAGCGTCACGTTCAGGCTCCATCAGAGGGGCCTTGCGGGAGTCGAATGCTAGAGACTGCGGGTTGAAAATTGCGCCCACAGCGTCATCAGAGTCATCAATGCTGATGTTAGCGGAAATGAACCACTGAACGTTCAGCCAGTCTCCGACGAAGAAGGAACGAAGTGCCTGATTCGCAATTTCGCCTTGGAAGGCGTAGTGTGCGGCAGGAGTACCGAGTTCGTTCCAAACGTCATGCCAACCGTAAGGGTGAAGCACAACGTAGATTGGATTAGGAGTATTCTCCTTACGAAGTTTGGAAAGACCTGCGGCCACATTATCCAGCGTCAAGCTGGAGCCTGCGGTGCCCACGCCAGCCGAAAAGCTGGAGAAGTTACCAACAAGGTCCTTATCAATTTTCGTACCAATCGAGTTACCGAGTTCGAGCGAAGCATCTCTTCGAGCGTCGTCCGGGTCGGTCTCAATGCGCCTATCTGTAAGCACAACCTGAGACATTACCTCACCCGGAGTCAAAGTTGCGAGAAGAGTTTTATTGAAGGTTGTTGGATTTGAAAAATCCTCGCCCTCAGCCACTGCTTCAGCCACGATTTCGGGGTAAATCGAAATTTTCCGGGCCATCCAGCCACGAGCCGAGTAGTTCGTGACCAATTGGGTCATAAGGTTTTGCTCACGTGCGACAAACAGGGCATCTTCATAGATTAGATTAAACAGACTATTGAGGTCTGAAATCTTCGAGTAAGCCATTATTGTCTCCTGTGATTAAATTTGGCGATTTTTATTCATCCTCGCCTGAGATTATACGAACACCACTGCCTCCCCAAAAATCGCTTCCCTGTCGTCCGAAATATTCAGCGGTTCGCTGGTCATCCGTTTTGCCAGTTTTCCGATTAGGATTGGCGGGATTTGTCGTGCTCGTCTGTGAAACCTTCGATGTTTTCGAAAGCATCCAAGGATATTGCTCTGCGAGTGCATCAAGGCTTTTCTCTACACCTGTCACTGTGCCTTCGTCTAAGTTAATTTCAATGTCCTGCGGTTCCATAATTTTCAAAACTACATCAACATCTGCAAACTTGCCGGAGGCGAGCCTAGCCACTTCTGCTCGTAAAAGGGCTTCAGCGGCACGGGACTTTGCTTTTTCTGCGCTGTCCGACAGCTTTTCTTTTGCCTTGCGTTCAGCTTCGAGGTCGGTTTCAAGTCTCTCTAAAGCTGACATTTGCCCTCGTTTCATCTCATTATACTCATCAAGCATAGCCTGAAGATTGTCCTGAGATTCCACGCCTAGAGATTCGAGAAGCTCCTTAGCGGCAGATTCTCTACCTTCTGTACGTGCTTGGCCAACTAATTCGTTGACCTTTTCTTGGCTAAGTCCCTTATTTTTACCGGATTCTTTACCCTCATCCGTAGAGGTCTCATCAGGGGTATTCTTTACCTGTTTCTTCGATTCTGCCTTGGGGGTAGTTTTTTCCTTCTCCTCAGAAGTATTTTCCTCTTTTAGCATCTCTTCCGTAACAGGTTTAACATTCTCGTTAGCCATATTTCTCCTTTACTCTATTCAGTTTTTGCGGAATTACAC